TTTTTTTATTTGGTTAATAAATTTGTTTTTCTTTAAGTTTTTTCCAATCTCTGGGTTCATGATCGGAATGATAAAGAGAATTTTCGCGAGGTTTGCCATCTTTTAATAAATAAGTAATATAACTTCTATCAGGAAAAGAATCCCCGACATGATTTTCTTCAAGGCCATAAACGAATTTGCGCTTTCTTTCCATTTTCTTTCGATCTTCTGGAGACAAAGAAACATTCATATTAACTGTAGTAGAAAGTAACTCATGTACACGTTTAAGAAGACCATATGCATAAGGATTAGTTCCATGTGTATCATATGCCAATCCAATGCATTTAGACGCAACAAGTGTGGGAGTCATATTAGAAGTGTGTCCTAAAATCTTTTTCAAATAAACTGATGTAGGACGAAAAGGTCCTTCAGGCAAAAAGTATCGTTGAAGGAAAAAAGGTCCAAAAGTAAGAAGTTCTCCACATTGATCAACAGTAGAGAAGAAATTTTTAGAAGTAGTAATATCTTTTAGGACATGATGATAATGATCTTCAATGAAAACTCTGAAGGCCTCAACATTAACATACTCAATAAGATCATCTCGAACAGCCAAAACTCCATTATCACCTTGAACTGCCAATCGAAATGCAGAAGTCATGGGATCCAACATATCAATAGTAATATATCCTTTCTGAAACAAATGTATTTTCCAAGCCCTAAACATCAACTGCATGGATACAGTATTAAAATGAGATGTATTATAATCACCACTAAAAAGTGTTCCAACAACAAGTTTCCAAATCTCACTAAACCATTCAACTGTATGAGTAGTGGTATGTTTAACAATCCATGCAAAAACAATACGAATAAATAGAGCATTTAAATCATGACGTTTGAGCTGAGGTTTACAATATTCCATAGCAAGCGTCAAATAAATAATCAACAACGGAACATTAGCAGTATTATCCTTATTTCCAACATCAAAGGTATAATAAGTATACCCTGCAACTGAAGCAAACATATATTCATAGAACTGAAGATATTTTCCATAATACCATGTAAATGAAATAAAATTATCAAGATAATTACAAACATGTTCATGAAAAGGTTTGAAGATTCCCATAGTGAAAAGATGCTGCAACAAAGAAACAATAAAAAATATCCGAACTTTATCCACCTTATTGTCAACACGAAGTTCAAGTTTCAAACAACACTGAGATAATGGAACCTCACAACCACAAACAATATTATCGATATCATTGTTTGTAATTTCAGTAATGTCTTTCTGTTTAAGAAGACATGATATAAGGTAGGAAATAACTTTTATCATAAACAATAACCGTTGTTGAGTTTGCAGCCACATATTCCGTTTTTTCCCAGTTGACACAATTACTGCAGGTTTCCCGGGTTCGGGAAACATAAACGAGGGATTGATACCAGCAGATTTAGAAGTATCAACATCAACCATAGACATATGTTTCATTCTAGTAGCAAAATCATCATAATACTGTAACACAGGAATTTCATTAAGCTTGTGATCAATAACAAACAAACTAACAGCAATATCAATTAATTTATAAGCGTAAGGTTTATAAACCATCATATTTTTTGTCTGAACTATTTTCTCCAACGCTTTACGATGGCCAAAAGGATTGCTAGCAGTAACAACAATACCTTTGATAGCTTCTTGATAAGTAAGATCTGCAAACGGAGTTCCTTCCAGATAGTTAGAATTTTTCAAAAGACGATAAACAAAATAACTACCTATCTTATTATCATAAGAGATAGGCAAAAAAGTAACAGTTTTAGGCATAGGAGTCACTTCAACATCAAACACATTTGGTCCAACAATATCACCAACCAAATAATTCAAAAACACTTTTTGAGCAACAGAATGACGTTGAAGCATTTGAGATTTCAACGGATATAAGGATGAATTATTAGGTTGTATAGAATGATAATA